AAGAATGGTGCGATCTGCTGCTGTTCTGCAACTACAAGACCATCGTGGTGGCTACTAAGAATGATACCAAAAAGGCCCAGGGCGGTAAGCGTATCATTCACACCACCCATCATCCCTGTTGGGATGCAAAGAATCGCCATGGTCTCCCGGACGAAATCGACTTGGACTATGGCAACATCGCCCACCTTTTTGATTCTGCCGCCCCGGCAGCATCTGTCACCGATAGAGTCACCGATGCAGCAGAGCCGACTCCTCTGGAGCGTGTGAGGACGCTGATGATGGAGTCTCAGGTGGCAGAACAGGAACTGCAGGCCGTAGTTGCCCAGAAGGGCCATTTCTCGGGTATGGTTCCCGTTGATCAGTATCCCGAGGCATTTCTGACCGGATGGGTCATTCCCCACTGGAAAAAGATCGTAGAAACCATCGAAGCTGACCCGGATCGGCTTCCGTTCTGAAATATGGAGGTAAATGAAAATGTACAACAATAATGCTGTTATGGACTGGAACGACGTCATCGAGGATGATGGCCAGGAATTTGTCCTTCTGGAGGAAGGCGATTATAACTTCAGAGTCACCAATTTCGAGCGTGGCCATTTCCCCGGCAGCGCCAAGCTGCCTGCCTGTAATAAGGCAACACTGACCCTGGAAGTAGACACCCGTGAGGGTTGTGCCTATGTGAAGCACGACCTCCTGCTGTGCCGCAATCTGGAGTGGAGGATCTCTTCCTTCTTCCGCTGCATCGGCCAGAAGAAGCACGGTGAGCGTCTGGTCATGGACTGGAATAAGGTGGTTGGCTCTCAGGGCCGGGCAAGATTCAAGCCCCGTAACTACACCAACCGTGATGGTGAGCAGAAGCAGACCAACGATCTGGATCGTTTCTATGACTACGATCCTGCGTTCTTCCCCAAGAAGCAGACTCCTGCATGGGTGGCAGAAGCTGAAAAGGCTCCCGCTCAGACCTGGGAGCAGAGTGGTTTCTGATGATGCAACTTAGACCGTATCAGGCCAAGGCAAAAGATGCGGTCTTGTCCGAGTGGAACAAGGGGTACCGGAAGACGCTTCTGGTACTTCCCACCGGGACAGGTAAAACCGTTGTTTTTGCCAAGGTTGTAGAAAACCAGGTCAGTCGGGGTGGCCGTGCGCTCATCCTGGCTCACCGGGGCGAGCTGCTGACACAGGCAGCGGATAAACTCCGTGCCGCTTGTGGCATGGATTGTGCACTGGAAAAGGCAGAATTTACGAGTCTCGGAAGTCCGCTACGGATCACCGTGGGATCTGTTCAGTCTCTTGCCCAGCCAAAGCGGCTGGAGCGTTTTCCACATGATTATTTTACCGACATCGTGGTGGATGAAGCACACCATTGCCTGTCGGACAGTTATCAGAGGGTGTTGGATCATTTCCCAGATGCCAATATCCTTGGTGTTACCGCCACCCCGGATCGTGGCGATATGAAGAACCTGGGTCAGTATTTTGACAGTAAGGCATTTGAGTACACCATGCCCCAGGCCATCAAAGAGAAATACCTGTGTCCCATTAAGGCTCAGATGATCCCCCTGGAACTGGATATTTCCGGTGTGAAGGTCACCAACGGTGACTTCAGCAGCGGTGACATTGGTAATGCTCTGGAGCCCTATCTGGAACAGATCGCCCGGGAGATGACGCATTACTGCGATGGCCGGAAGACGGTAGTGTTTTTACCTCTTGTCCATATCTCGCAGAAATTCACAGACATTCTGAATGCTTACGGCCTGCGTGCCGCAGAGGTCAACGGCAACAGTGCTGACCGGGCAGAGATCCTCCGGGACTTTGAAAACGGCAGATATGATGTGCTGTGCAATTCCATGCTGCTGACAGAAGGCTGGGATTGTCCGTCTGTAGACTGCGTTGTAGTTCTGCGGCCTACCAAGGCGCGGAGTCTGTATCAGCAGATGGTAGGACGAGGAATGCGGTTGCACCCCGGAAAGGAGCATCTGCTCCTATTGGATTTTTTGTGGCTATCCGAGCGGCATGACCTTTGCAGACCGTCTGCGTTGGTTTCCAAGGATGCAGATATTGCAAAAAAGATAGATGACCGGCTCCAGAACAGCGGTGAGGAATTTGACCTTATAGAAGCAGAGGAACAGGCAGAGCGTGATGTCTTGGCAGAGCGTGAAGAGACTCTTGCAAAGGAACTGGCCATCATGCGGCAGCGGAAGCGAAAACTGGTCGATCCGCTCCAGTATGCACTTTCTATTGCAGCAGAGGATCTGGTTGGCTATGTTCCCACATTTGCATGGGAAATGGCACCTCCTTCTGAACGGCAGCTTGAATTCCTGGAAAAGCGTGGCATTTTCTCAGAGTCCGTAGAGAACATGGGAAAGGCCAGTATGCTGATCGATCGGCTTATGAGACGGCAGGAATCTGGCCTCTCCACCCCAAAACAAATACGCTGTTTGGAGCGGTATGGCTTTCGCCAGGTAGGCACCTGGCAGTTTGATGATGCTGCCAAAATGATCTCCCGTCTGGCGGCAAATGGCTGGAGGCTTCCGTTTGGCCTGAATCCCAAACAGTACCGACCTTAATTCGGAGGAATGAAAATGAGCAATGTATTATCGGCGCTGCAGCACATAGATGTGTCGGCGCTGTCATATCAGGACTGGATCAATGTTGGCATGGCTCTCCAGGCAGAGGGCTATGACTGCTCCGTTTGGGACAATTGGTCCCGGGGTGACAGTAGGTACCATCCCGGCGAATGCGAACGGAAATGGCGCACCTTTGGCAGATGTAATTCTCCCCTTAAGGGTGGCACCATTGTGCAGATGGCAAGAGAACGTGGTTGGACACCTTACAGCGAAGGCGCGGCCATGGACTGGGATGATGCCATCATGGATGACGGCGACGGATTCACCCAGTATTCGGCCCCGGATACCTGGAATCCTACTGAGGAACTGATTACTTATCTGGAGACTCTGTATGAGAAGGATGACTTTGTAGGCTATGTCACTAATGATGTGTGGCAGGACGGCGAAGGCAGATGGGTACCGGCGAAAGGTGTGTTCACCCGGACTGCCGGTGAGCTAATCTCTTCTCTGCGGAAACACCCAAACGATATGGGTGCAACCATCGGCGACTGGAAGCCGGAGGTCGGTGCCTGGATTCGCTTTAATCCTGTGGACGGCGAAGGTGTCAAAAACGACAACATCACCCGTTTTAAGTTTGCCCTGGTGGAATCGGATACCATGCCTGTGTCGGATCAGGATGCCATGTACCGGAAACTAGAACTGCCCATTGCCTGCCTTGTTCATTCCGGCGGCAAGAGCCTCCATGCCATTGTTCGTGTAGATGCGGAGGATTATTCCGAGTACAGAAAGCGTGTGGAATTTCTGTATGACTTCCTGGAAAAGAATGGCCTGCGAGTGGACAAACAGAACCGAAATCCCTCACGGCTGTCCCGTTTGCCTGGTGTCACCCGTAATGGTAACCGGCAATATCTGGTGGCTACCAACATTGGCAGAAAATCCTGGACAGACTGGCTCGACTATGCGGAGGGCGCGACAGATGAGCTTCCCGGCATGGTGGCTCTGGATGCGTATAAGGACAACCCTCCGAAACTTCCGGAGGAACTGATCAAGGGCATTCTTCGCTGCGGACATAAGATGCTGATTTCCGGCCCTTCCAAAGCAGGTAAAAGTTTCGCCCTAATGGAACTATGTATTGCAATTGCAGAGGGCAAATCCTGGCTCGGCTTTCCATGCAAAAAAGGGCGTGTGCTGTATGTGAATCTGGAAATTGACCCTGCTTCCTGCATCATGCGATTTATGAAAATCTATGAGGCACTGGGTTGGCAGAAGAAGCATATGGATGACATCATTGTCTGGAATCTGCGTGGCCATGCGGTCCCATTGGACAAATTGGTCCCGAAACTGATCCGCCGTGTCCATGACCAGCATTTCGATGCCATCATTGTGGACCCAATCTACAAGGTTATTACCGGCGACGAGAACAATGCTTCCGATATGGCTTTATTCTGCAATCAGTTCGATAAAATCTGCACTTCCACCGGATGTGCAACCATTTACTGCCACCATCATTCTAAGGGGGCCCAGGGTGCAAAGAAAGCAATGGACAGAGCTTCCGGTAGCGGTGTGTTTGCTCGTGACCCGGATGCACAGCTGGATCTGACACCCCTGGAAATGACTGATGATCTCAAGAATTATGTACAGGACGGCAGTGCTACGGCATGGCGGCTTGAGAGCAATCTCCGGGAATTTCCCAATGTCACTCCTGTCAACTTCTGGTTTGAGTATCCCATTCACAGAGTGGATGACACGGATCAACTGCATAACGCTTTTGCAGAAGGAAGCCCCATGGGGAACCTTGCCAAAAGCAGAAAATATACCCGGGCGGAAGATCGCCGTGCATCCATAGAAACAGCTTTCCAGGTCCTGAGTATGTCGCCCCCGGTCACGGTGCAGTCAATTGCTGATTACCTGGAACTGACAAACCGCTGTGTACGGGATCGGCTCAATGAAATGAAGGAAGATTTCTGGGTGAAGGGTGGCATTGTTGGTCGGCATAAC